GGTGAAACCAAATATGGAATCGCTAAAAGATGGTATCCTGATGTGGACATTAAAAATCTTACCAAAGAACAAGCTAAAAAAATATATCATACGGACTATTGGAGACGAGGTAAGTGTGATGATGTCCCCCCACAATTAAGACATATTTACTTTGATATGTGTGTTAATTTTGGTAGAAGAGGAGCTGTCAAGGTTTTACAACAAGCTGCTAATTCTAAAAACAAAAATAAAATAGAAGTGGATGGTGGTTTAGGACCAGCTACATTAAATGCTATACAAAAAATATCATTAGATAGAGTGAGAGCATATAGAGTTTTAAGATTCGCAAACATAGTTATCGATAAACCAAATCAAGAGAAATTTTGGTTAGGATGGTTTAGACGAGCATTGGAGGTATAAAATGGCAGAACAGAAGTTCCCAACTGAAATAATTGATTTACCAAGTAAAGGTAGATTGTATCCGAAAGATTCCCCTTTAAGAGAGGGTAAAATAGAAATAAAATATATGACAGCTAAGGAAGAGGATATTCTCACTTCAGCAAATTTAATTAAAAAAGGTGTGGTGGTTGATAAATTATTAGACTCACTAATTATTACAAATGGAGTAAAATCAGATGATTTAGTATTAGGTGATAAGAATGCTGTTATGGTAGCAGCTAGGATATTAGCATACGGACCTGAATACATATGTGAAGTTGAAGACACCATTAATGGTGGTAAATTTGAACATACTTTTAATTTAGCAGATTGCCCATTTAAAGAAATTGACGAAGGTATTAATGAAAACTCATTTGAAGTTGAACTGCCTGTCTCTAAACAAAAAATAAAGTTTAGTATTTTAACAGGTAAAGAAGAAAACCTAATCGCAAAAGACATAAAAGCTTCACAAAAAATAGGAACTGGTATTTCACCTGAATTAACTACACGATTAAGATATATGATTAAAGAAGTAGATGGTGATAGTTCACAATCAGTAATTAATCAAACTGCACAAAACATTTTAGCTAGAGACTCTATGTTTTTAAGAGAACAACTATCCAAAGTTTCTCCTGATATTGAATTAGAACAAGAAGTCAACATGGGAGGAGAAACCGTCAAGGTAGATATACCAATGACGGTTGGGTTTTTTTGGCCTAAAGCCGGAAAGTAGAGCAGAAATACATAAACAAATATTTCAATTAATTTATTTTGGAAAAGGTTTTACTCATTCTGACATATATAATATGCCTACATATTTAAGGCGTTTTTATTACAATGAATTAAATGCAATAAAGAAAAAAGAAAATGATGAGATTAAAAAATCTCAACAAAAAACTCGTGCTCCAAGAACACCAAACATCAGGAATCCAAGATTTAAATAACAATTTTTTACAATTCTGATATTTATATATGAATAGATACATCTAAATAGGAGAGTACTGTGTCAAAGAAAAAATCATATATGGATTCAAAAAACATCCTTTCAGAAGATATAATTTCATCCTTTTTAAAAGGTCTTTTTAAGGGTATTACTGGTATAAAGAGTAAACCAAAAAAAGATAAAAAACAAATTGAAAAAGATTTACAAGGGTCAGTTGATAGGTTCAATGATGCTATTAGTAGAATGCATGCTGCCACGAATAAAATTAGAAAAGCAGAAGGTAAACCACCTAAAAAAAGACAGAGAAAATTAACTACAAAAGATATAATGAATGACTTAGAAAAAGGAAAACTTTAAAGAGATGTTAAATGGCTAGAGAAAAATTATTTGGAAAAGATACTGTAGCTGGTGCAAAAGAAGTAAAGAATGTAGCAGCTCAAATCAGTAAGATTATGAGTAGTATTGATATGTCCAAATTATCAGGACCAATGGCACAAGTTGCTAAAGAATCAAGAGATATGGCCAATGAACTAGCTAATAGTGAAAAATACTCAAAAGAAAATGTAAAATTAGCAAAACAACAATCAAAAGCAGCAGCACTTGGTGTTAAATACGCAACCACCCAAAACAAAACTGTAAAAATTTTTAGAAGTTTTCAAATTTCTAGACTTAAAGGTGAAGATGAATTTACACAAGCTTTAAAAGATTCTTCTAAAGAATTTGATAATATGAAACAAGCTGCTAAAGATTTAGCAGATGCTGCAGGTGAAATTGGTAGTGAATTAAAAGATGGTTTTGATGGATTAGATACTGTGTTTGGTGGTATAGGTGAATCAATTGGTGGATTTGTTACCAACCCTTTAACAATAGCAATAGCTGCATTAGCAGCATTTAACGCACAACAAGAAGTCATCGCAAAAGAGTTTGGTGCAATTGGTGTAACTGAATTTAGAGAAGAATTAGCAGGAGCATCACAAGAATTTGTTCAAATAGGTTTAGAATCTGCAGATGCTCTTACAACTATAAAAAGTTTAGGAACAGAGTTTGGTATTAGTTTTCAAGCTGCTACTAACTTAGCTGACTCTGTTGGTGATTTGGCTGTATCTACTGGTTTAGCAGTTGAAGATAGTACAAAATTGTTAGGAGCACTAACCACAATTGGGGGTTTATCAGAAGAAGCAGCTTTAAATTTTTCTAAATCAGCTGAACAATTAGCGGTAGCTAATGGTATTGCTCCCAATGTTGTTTTAAAAGATATAGCAGATAATACAGAAACATTTGCAAAATTTTCACAAACAGGAACACAAGGTTTAGCTAGGGCTGCTATTCAAGCTAGAAAATTAGGTGTTGAACTATCCGATGTTGCAGGTGCGATGGAAGGGATGTTAGATTTTCAATCATCATTAAATGCTGAAGTTGAGGCATCAGTTATATTGGGAAGAAATGTTAATTTACAAAAAGCTAGAGAATTATCATTAGCTGGTGATATTGAAGGTTTTCAAAAAGAAATTTTAAATCAAATTGGTTCACAAGCTGAATTTGATAAAATGAATGTATTACAGAAGAAAGCGTTAGCAGAAGCCACAGGTATGAGTGTAGAACAATTATCAAAAATGGTTTCAAAAGAAAAAGAAGCAGTTACATTATCAGGTGCATTTGCTAAAGCTTCACAAAACATGATACCAGAAGAAGCCATAACAGGAACAGCACAAATATTAGCAGACTTTCAGGTATTGGGAATGCAATTAGCTGAACAATTTGGACCAGCGATTATGACGATTGTTAATGCGTTTAGTACAGTTGTAGGTGTTTTAGCAAAAATGAAAGTAATTTTACCAGCGATTATTGGTTTAATGGTTACTTTAAAAATACTATCAATATCTGTTGCGATTGCTAATACATTTAGCACTGCTATGAAGACATTTAAAGATATTCCTGTTGTTGGTATATTTTTAGGAGTCGCGGCGGCAATCGGTGCAATAGCGACAATTATGTCATTCGTTGGTGATGCAGTTATTCCATCACCCATGTCTACTGATAGACCGATGGTTTCACCCGCTGGTAGTCCAAATACATTAGTGGGTAGAAAAGATGATGATATATTGATGGCACCAGGTATAGCCACAGCTAAAGCAGCTACAAGTGCCGCAACAAATGTGGTTAGTAATACAATGGACACTTCTGGTTTGGAAAAAATATTAGCAGCTACTAATGCAAAATTAGACGAAGTAAAAGTTGGTGTTGCTGGTGTAGGAAAAGACGCAGGTAAAGCTGCAGGTAAAGCATTTGGTGGAATGGTGTAGGAGATATAAATGGGATTAGAACAATTAAGAAGTATTTTTCAAGACCAAACAGCAGATAGAGTTGATGAGTTTATAACTCAAGAAACTCCAGATTTATCTGCTCAGTCCCCTATTTTTGACTCATTAACAAATACTAATGTGATTAACCTAACCACAACCACAAACTCACAACCAGCATTTCCACAAAATTATTCACCATTGAATGAAATTATAAATGGTGAATTTAATAAAGGATTGGGTGATTCTTTAATAAATCATGGTTGGTTTGATTTATATAAAAGAAATCATCAATCAAAAGATATTTCAAAACCAAAACCAAGAAGTCAAAATCCATTTCAACCATTTAGTTATGGAAATCCAAATGTTAATCAAACTTTAGATATAAAAAGTGATTCAAGTTCATCGAGAACATCTGTTATAAGTGGTGTTGGTAAATTAATAAATAATTTAAACTTTTTTGATAGTAATTTAATTGGTGGATTAGGTGACTTTTTAGAGGATATGGGAAAAGAACCATATATAGTTAGTAACTTACCAAGAACAGATGATTTAGGTGTTAATGGAAGATTGACAAATGCTGGAAGTAGATTAATACCATTAGCTCGTCCAATCGCGGATACATTAAGAGTTGCAAAGTACTTAACATCTCCTTCAGGTTTATTAAATATTGCAGCAAAAAATGCTCAATTGGTAGTTCCAACTTCTGTTGTGATAAATAAAGATAGAGATGGGTTAGTTAGAGTTCCACAGAGATTTAATCAAGGTTACAATCCTTTATCAACACTTATTGCGGTTGGGGGTAGAGTTCTTGGACAAGGTGTACCAAACATTTTATCAAAATCTGGTTTTCCAGGTGAATATGGTAATTCATCTAATAACCTTATAGACAGTTTAGTTGATGATGCTACATCAGCTGTAATGAGGGGTTATGTTCCTAAATCAGCAGACAAATTAAACAACACATTTACAAGAGCCACATATGACGTAGATGGTGCAGCTGGTGTTGGTAATTTAGGAGACCAACTTAAAAATTTTGCATCTAAAATAGGTATAGATGCTGGAGAAGTACAACCAACTTCAACTGGTGATAAAATGACATTAGCACCAATGATTAAAGGTGATAGGTTAAATTCTTCAAATGGAACAACTGAAGCTGAAAAAGACGGAAAAGTTAATCAAATTGATGGTGTTAAACAAACTTTCTCAGCTGAAATAGATTCATCTAAAGACGGAATGCCTATTTATTTTAAAGATTTAAGAGATAACAGTTATATATTTTTTAGGGCATATTTAGAGGGAATCACAGAGGACATAGCTCCATCTTGGTCAGAAACAGATTATATAGGAAGAAGTGAATCTGTTTATGTTTATGAAAAAGCCACGAGAACTATAAACTTTACACTAAAACTTTATGCACAAACAAGAAGTGAATTAAATGCAATTTGGAAAAAAATGAATAGATTGACATCATTAGCTTATCCAGAGTATGCAAAAGATGAATTACTATCAGGTTATTTATCAACTAAAGACGCTAATCAAAATGTTACAAAGTCTGTTAGTAAAACTAGAATGAAACCACCATTGACAAAATTTAGATTGGGTGAAATGTTTGGAACAACAAATCATGAATTATTAGGTTTTATTGAAACAATAAGTTATTCGATTCCTGATGGACAAAATACATGGGAAACAGAAAATGGTGCAAGAGTGCCAAAACACATAGCAGCTACTTTAACTTATAAAGTAATACACGGTGAGGTACCAGGTTTATATAATGAAAAAGGTGAAGAGTATTCATTTTATGGTATAACTAATTCACTAGGATAGGAGAATAATATATGGCTAGATATGGTTCAACTAAAATATCATCAAAAAATAACAAAAATTATTACAGCACCACTATTTATTCTAAAGTGCCTGAAAGAGATACAGACAGATATTTTATCGCACAAGAGGGTGATAGATGTGATAATTTAGCTCAAGAATTTTATGGCAATCCAAATTTATGGTGGTTCATAGCTAGAGTGAATAATTTAAAAACAAACAATGTTCCAGCAGGAACATCTTTGAGAATACCAGCTGATACAACATTTGCAAAAGGGTTATAAAAATGATTAATAAAAGAGTATTTGGTTCACCGATACCTATAAATGTTCAGAAAAAATTAGAGGCGAGACAACTTGTTGCCATTGGTGATAAAAAACCATTTGAAGAAATAAATTCTAATTATAAAGATGATAGAGCAAGTAGATATAAATACAATGAATTAATTTCAAGTAATTTCAATATGGAGGCTGACTTATCTTCAAGAACACCATTCGCAAGAATGTGGACTGGAATATCGCTTGTGAATGAAAGAGATTTTGAATCAAATAAAACAGAAAATACTAATAGTGATACAATATCTGATAGTATAGAAAAATCTAAAGAAAAAGACGATGAGCTAGATAGACTAAATACGCTTTTACAACAAGTTAAATACAAAGAGTTGGAAAGAACAATTTACATAGTTGGAACAAATAATTTATCTACACTTGATAATTCAATGAATCCAAATAATTCTCAACAAGAAAGATACTCAGAAGTTTTTCCTCCAGAACATCAGGTTAAGGGTGACAATAATAAATTTTTAAAACCAACAGCTGGTATAACAAAAGTAAGTTCCGAAACAGAGGGAATAATGGGTAGTATTAAAAAAACTACTGTTGATTTTGTTGTTCATAATTTTCATGACTATGATAAAATATTTAGTAAATTTTTTTTAAGACCAGGTGCTCAGATTTTTGTTGACTTTGGTTGGGATACATTAAAAGATTCAGATGGAAATCCAATAAAATTATATGACCCAAGAGAAATATTAAGTCTTAAATCTGTTGATAATCAATATTCAAATGACGAAAAAGTAGAACATAAATTATATGGACAAATTGAAAGAGACGATGTAGATGAGGATGGTTTTGTAACTAAATGTAATGGTGATGTTGAGACACTAGTTGGAATAGTTACAGATTATGATTCAAAAATTCAAACAAATGGGACTGTTGAATGTAGTCTTACCATTACTTCTAAAAACTCAGCTTTAATACAATACCCTAAACATACAGGTACAAATATCGAAGCTAGTAATCAAAAATTTCTGTTTGATTTAGATAATTTGATATTTTATGAACAAGCTTATAAACTTGGTAATGCGACTGACCAATCTCGTTTAAGGAGTGGAGTTGAAAAACTTACCAATGCTGGTAACAGTGTAGAAAATGAATTAGCTTTTGACAACTTTTTAGATTCTGTTAAGTTCAAATCATTTGGTTCAAAGTCTTTTGTTCCAACAGCTATGGCTCAAGTAAGTGGATTGTTTGTTGTTGGTGATGAGGATGCTGATGATTCATACATACAATGGGGTTTGTTAGAGGATAGAGTGTTTAACAAATATTTTGGACATGGAGATGATGTTAAAAACGTCTCCGAAGATAAAGAGGGTAAATTTACAGTAAGACTTGATTCCTCTGATGGTTTTACTGCATTTGAAAAGGGATTTTTATATAAACAAGCTCAAACCGACAGTGCTCCTAATTTTTTAATACCATATAATTGGGATATAAGTTATAGTAACCCAAGAGATGCTAGTGGAAAACAAAAATCTGGAAAAAAAGATAAAGAAAGAATAAATGAGTTTTTAAAAGGTGGTAAAGAAGAATATAAACAATATGGTGATGATGCTGCATATGCAAAGAAAAGAGATGAAGATAAAGAAAACTTTAATAAATTTATTCAAAAAGTATATGTAGAAACCCCTAGCACAGAAACAAGGCCAGTAAGAGTTTTTACACAAAATGGTTTAATCACTAAATATGATAAAGAGGTAAAAAGAGTTCCAATTAGAGAAATATTTATTAATATACAAGTTGTAAAAGATGCTTTTACAAATGATAACAACCAAAATTTTAGAGATGTGGTTAATGAAATTTTAGACGCTATAAACGAAGATTCTTATGGTCTTTGGGATTGGAAATTAGTTGGGGAAGAAAATATTTTAAAAATAAATGATATGAACTTTTCTGAAGTAGCCATAGGTACAAAAGATGAAAGAAAAAATGAATTTGACAAAATATTTAGATTTGAAATTATGAGTAAAAGCTCTATAGTTACGAGTTATGATGTATCATTTGAAATGCCATCTGGTGATATTGGTAGTATGTATGCTATTCAAGCGATGACTGGAACTCCTGCAAAGATGGATCCGATAACTTCAGTTATAGAATCACATTCTGCTTTACAAACAATATGTAATAAATACAACGCAGATTTAAAAAAAGTAGGATTTAGATATTTACCTGATTTAGGTGCTTATAACGCTCTAAATCAAGCCTCTCAACAGTTTAATCAAGCACAAAAATTACAATTTTATAATGATATATCTTCAGAATTTAAAGATAAATCAAGTGGTAATCAAGCTTATAATGATGGGATTGGAGTTGTAAATCCAAATATAGAATGGTCTTCAGCCACTGAAGAAAAATCAAAAAAACAAAGTGGTGCTTTTGATGATGAGATTGACTTCAATGGTGAAGCGAGAATGAATTTAGCAAGACGAAGAGAGAGAGAACAAGGAAAAACTATAGCTGGAAACATTGATGATTACTATGAATATAAAATAACTGGAGAGTTTGTCACTGAAGACCATTACAAAGCTATACCTCTTCCAATGAAATTAGAAATACAAATTTATGGTATCTCTTCATTAAAACCTGGTGATATTTTTAGAGTTGATTATTTACCTGAATTGTACATGGAATACGTTTATTTTCAAGTTATAAATGTATCTCACGATATCAACGCATCAGGTTGGTATACAACTTTAGAAACACAGTTTAGAATAAGTCCACATAGGTATGAAGATTCCAATATGTTTAAAGCTCCAGCTACTGGAGATGATGAAGAAAAAGAAAATCTTAAAAATTTGTTGAATGAAGCAAACATAAGTGGTGATGATGCTGATTTTATAATTAAATCTGTATCTATTTCAGAAAATAAACAAAAAGCTGAACCAGAGCCAGTTGTATTAAACCCACAGATGTTAAAAGGTGGAGAATTATTATCAGAGGACATAGATGACAGTGGTGCCTATATGTGGGATGATGAAGCTACTGCATTTTCCACATTGTTTGGGAAAAGGAGTGAATCATATTGGCAAAGAAGTGACTCTGGAACACTCAAACCATATAGTGGTGGATCTTGGGATTGGGATTATGTAAAGGGTTCAGGTAAATTACCAACTGTTAAAGGGGCTGATATTACAAGATGGTCTCTTGATGGTAGATCAGTTACTGGTTATACTAGAGATGTTATTACAAATAGAGATTTTAAATCTTTAAGATTCTTTATGACAGATTTACAACAAGAAGACGATAAAAAATATGACGCATTTGATAGGTTGTTTACTTTTAAAATCGCCTCTGATTTACCACTTTTTATAGCTAATCCATTATATTATTGGGGTGATGAAAATAATAGATATAATGGATACGGAAATTATAGAGTTACTTGGGGACGAAATGGTGGAAAAACCACTTATGTTGGTGGTGTTTATTGGCCAAACGAAAAAGTGTATTTAGTGATAAATTCAGGTAATCCTAAAATGTGGTGGGGTTGTTATCCAACCAATCCTGCATCTAAAACTAAATTAAGTGATATTAACCATAGAGCATTTGACCCAAGATGGTCTGACTATGAGTGGAAAACTGAAGGACCACAAGGTGGAGGAACTCCGGAAATTTATTAAAAAAAACTTGTTTTTTATAAAAATATGTTATATATTGTAATACGATGTATTGTGTTATTCCAATATTTAAAGAACCTTTCTTACATCCATTACATAAAGACAATGGATTATCAGCCCTATGGGTTAAACCCAAAGACGATAAATCGTTCTTCATAATACAGAAACATCCTGATTCGGATAAAGTGTTGGAAGATTTCAAATGGTTAAATGAACATTCAATTTTAACACCTGATAAAAAAATATTAAATCATTTCTATGAATTTGACAATGTTACGGATATTAATTACTTGTATTGGGATGATACAGGTAAACCATTTGAAAAACATATATCCAATAATGCAATAGATTTCTTGAGTAATAAGTTCTACAATGTTAAAAAACTTAACGAAATCATACCATTATCGAAACATAATGAGTATTGTAACGACATTGTAAAATCAATGGGGAGCTTAATCTTTGATTCAAATGATGAATATATGAGTGATGTTGTGAAAGCATTTACATCCATTGAACAAAATGGTATCAAGGTATCTGATGATATATGTGATATATTTGATATGAGAGTGAAGAAACACATATCGAATGGAAAACTATATAGTAATTATAATCTATGGACAACAACAGGTCGTCCAAGTAATTCATTTGGTTCAGTTAATTTTGCAGCTCTACCACCCGAGAAAAGAAAAGGATTCATAGCTGAAAATGACTATCTTGTGGAGTTTGACTTTGATGCTTATCACTTGAGGTTAATTGCTGACTTAGTTGGTTATCATACATTTGGTGAAGAATCAGTTCACGAACATTTAGCAAAGTGGTATGAATGTTCATATGAGGAGTCAAAACAAAGAACTTTTAAATTGTTGTATGGTGGGATTGATAAGGAAACACGAGAAAAAGTTCCATTTTTTGATTTAACGCATAATTATATAAATAAAAAGTGGAATGAAATAAATACCCATAATTTAGTTTCAACTGATATTTATAGACGGAAACTATTATTTAAGAACTATGAAGATTTGAATAGAAATAAGGTTTTTAACTATTTAATTCAAGCATTGGAAACAGAATCAAATATTAAGAAGATTTTATTAATTCAAGACTATTTATTAAATAAGAAGACAAAATTGGTTTTATATGGATATGATAGTTTCCTATTTGATTTCTCACAACAAGATGGAGTGGAAACTTTGAAAGATATAAAATCAATTTTAGAAGAAGGAAAACATTTCACTAAATCCAAAATGGGTTTAAATTATGGTGAAATGCAAGACATAACAAAGAGGTTATAATATGAAACATATTTCAGAAATCATTGAAGATATATTAGTAGAATGGGCATATCGTGTTCACGATGGAATGCCTAATCCAAAAAACGCACAACACATCCACGAACTTCGTGAATCAATGGAAGAATTAAATTTACCAAATAAAGTTATCTATGAAGTTATTCAGAATTTAATCAATGAAGAGAAAGTATATTATTCTCGTTCAAAGGAAAGTGGAAGAATTGTTCAATATAAAAACAAAGATAATTATGACAAAGGTATTAAAGATGGTTCACACGAAAAAGTAGACCAAGAAAAGGCTGCACAAGAATTTGAAAAACAAGGTGGTAAAGAAAAACCTAAAACTGAACCTAAAAAAACAAAAATATCAAAAGATGGTAACTTGACTAAAAAAGGTGATGATACGGAAAAAGATACTGAAGATAAACCATTGTCAAAAGTTGATAGTCAAAGAGAAGAAATTGGTGGTAAAATATATAGTGAACCATTGGAAACAAATGATGAAGACTTTATCAAGAAAAATAATAACAATAAAACCACAGATACTTTTACAATGCCCGATAGTGTAAAAAACAATCCAAAAATACCAAAAAAATATACACAATTCATTGAAAGATTAATGAATACACGATTAACTGATAAGAAAAAAGGTTTCACAGCTGATGGTGATACTTCTAAATCAGGTTATTATGGTATGGGAAAAGCTGGAGCAGGTAATGCGAGAGCTAATGCAGGAGAACTTTTATCAATGATGGCTACAACAATGAGAGCAGATGATAGGGCTGAATTTTTTAGAGCCATAGATGAACAAATACAAAAAGCAAAAGGTAGAGGAGAAAACATTCCTGTAACATCTACTTGGTCGAAAGCAGCAAAGGAAAATAGTTCAGCTATTTTAAGAATGATGTATGACACTCATGGGTCTGATTATGAAATAGTTGGTTCGGCTTGGGATATTCAAGAAGAATTTGAAGCATTAGGACAAGACTATGATGAAAAGGGATATAGTACAGATATTATGTTTACGGTAAAAGTCGGTGATAAAATCATTAAAGAGGAAATATCATTAAAACAAAGTTTAAAAGGACAGAGGTTGTTAAATAAAACAATTGGCTCTGTTTTTGAAGATACTGGAATTTTACCACCACATTTACAACAAAAAGGTGTTAGTCCATTTAGAGACAATCAAATAAAAAATGTTGAAAACTTTTATCAAAATAATAGAATGAATATTAGTGAGTATTTGAATAACATTGATAGTATTGAAAATTTTGATGAAGTACTTTTAAAAGTAGCTGTAGATATGGATCCAGGAACTAAAGATAATACGGTAGATGGATTTGAAGGTTTTATATCTCAGTATAAAAAAGATTTAGCCGAAAATTCTGATTTGGTTTTAAGTAGGGATTATATTAAAGAAAACCTAAAGAAATGGTCTAAGAAAAAAGATAAAAGAGCTATTGATAAAGTATCCATAACTTTAGGTAGATTAATGACAGAAGCCGGTGACCCATTAGGTAAAGAGTTTGTAGAACAACAAAAACTGATAGCTAAAGAACACGCTAAAGAGGTAGCAACACATATACAAAACGATGATAAGGCTAAAGAGGTTGTGATGAAGGTTGTTAGAGATAACTTTCCTTTAAAGTCAGTATCTGAAGGTGATGAAAATATAATATTGGGTGAATTTGTTATAAGTAAAAAAGTAATGAAAGGTTTATTTGGTACTGATGATTGGAATCAAGTTGTTGAACAATTAGAAGTTAATCCTGATGCTAATCCACCAATGATAGAATATAGAGTTAAGACTGAGGGACAAGACAAAGTTATTCCAATTACTGAAATTGGTATTAGAGAAGATGGTGAAGGATATGGTGGTTTACATAAATTTGAAATGAAAGTCGCACCTAACTTTGGTAAAAATGTTGAATCAATATCACGAGATATTTATGGTGACCAAGAACCAATAAAGTTTCCAAATACACCAGCAGCGGACTTGAGAAGGTAAAATAATGAAATCACAACTACTAGCAACATTCACAACAAAAGACAATCTTGATGAAACAATTGAGAAAATCACAGATGCATATATAATTATATTCAACAAAGTATATGTATTACAAAATGAAAACAATGTGAATGAATTAATCTGCACATATAATGTAGATACACAAGATGGAATTGATTACAATAAAGTAGAGGGAACGATTTCACTACATAGAAAAAAACATTCCAATACATTGTATACTATCAATGCATTGAATGAATGTATAAAGAATTTAAACAATGGTGTTATGGATGATAAATTTATGATACCGTGGGAAAACTTTAAGAATATGTTAATGGTAACAAATTCAGAGGGGTTGAATAAAATCAATACAAGAATATTTAAAATAGAAAAAATAAATTAAAAACATCGGAGAAATAGGTTATGAGTAAAAAATCCAAAAAAGAATCAACATTATATTATTTTCACTCGGTAGGGTGTGCTTTCTGTAAAAGAATAGACCCAATTGTTGAAAAATTAAATAATGAGGGTTATGATATATTGAGACTTGATTTAAGTGAAAAAGATAATCAAGGATTACATAGAGAAATTGAAAACAAATATAATTTGAGATGTGGTACACCATTTTTAGTAGATGGTAGTAATGGTAAAAATATTTGTGGACAACAACAAGCTAATGAAGAAAATATAAAAAAATGGGCTGATGGTGAGGAAATACCAAAACCACCTAAACCTAAATCACCACCTCCACCTTTACCACAAGACTTAGATAATGAAGAACAGGTAAAAACTTGGAAAAGTGCTTATAAAAAATGGGTAAAAGAAAATAGTCATTTACCAAATTTAACTGATTCATCTGCAATTCTTGAAAGACTTAAAAAACAGGTTGAAATTAGAAAACAACAAGAGTCTCCTGAAAATAGAATTAAAACAATTGAACAAAAATTAGATAGGTTGATGAATCATCTCGGAGTAAAATGAGTTTTAAATTCAAACCAAAACCAACGGTTGATAGAGAAGCGACAGAAGATGAGTTAAAAAAAATAAAAGAATCAGAGGAAATGTTAAAGGAAGAAAAAAAACTTCCACCAACATCTCAAATGGTTCGAGACTTAGCTGTCACTCATTGGAGAAGTTTGAAAGCCTTTATGAGGGGAAAGCATGTAATTGTCCCTCAAGAGGTAGCAGAACAGAGGTGGGAAATTTGTAAACAATGTGATAGACTTTTATATGATGAAGTCAATCCTGATACAGATAAAAAAGATGGACGATGTGTAGAGTGTGGTTGTTTTATGAATGTTAAAACTCACTATGCTACAGCAGAGTGTCCAATAGGAAAATGGAAAAAATTTGAATAAAAATAAAAAAAAGCTTGTATAGTTTTAAAAAAATTCGTATATTTATATACGATGTATAAAATAGGTTATATGGTTATATGTTAACCATAATTAATAAACGATAAACAATAAAACACATAGGAGAAATAAAATGGATATAGACGCAATCAAATCCAAACTCGCAACACTACAATCAACTTCAAATACAAAAGATAACTTTTGGAAACCTGAACCAGGTAAACAAGTTGTTCGTATTGTTCCTTACAAACATAATAAAGATAATCCTTTCATTGAATTATTCTTTCATTATAACTTAGGTAATAATAAAACTTACCTATCACCTCTTTCATTTGGTCGTCCTGACCCAGTAGCTGAATTTGCTGACAAACTAAAATCAACAGGTAATAAAGACGAATGGATTCAAGGTAAAAGACTTGA